GCACGATGTAGTTGCTGGCAGTGCGGATGTCGAGGCCACCTTGGTTGCCTGTGTAGCCGCCAATGATGGTGTTCCTATTACCGGTGGTGATCAAAGAGCCACACTCACCAGAGGCGTTATTGCTGACTCCGACAAAAGTGTTGCCATTTCCGGTGTTAAGACCCCCTCCTGCGTTGTATCCAACAAGCGTGTTTTGAATACCAGTTGTAAGAGAACCACCAGCACTGGCCCCAACAGCAGTTGTTGCGCCAGTTACCGCGCTGACGGCGGCACGATATCCAATCGCTACGTTGTTGTTGCCCGTAGTGTTGCCAAGAAGCGCCTGAGCACCAACGGCAGTGTTGAAGCTGCCAGTAGTGTTGTTGTACATCGCACCGTTGTAAACACCGTTTGAAGCATTTCCGACAGCCGTATTTCCACTACCAGTTGTGTTTAAAGCAAGAGATTGCCAGCCGCCAGCAAAGTTTCCTGCTCCAGTTGTGTTGGCGTCAAGAGCCTGAGCGCCGATAGCCGTGATACTTCCAGTTGTGTTTGAAGCCCCTGCTCTGTATCCAAGCGCCGTAAGACTTCCTGAACCCGTGTTGTTTGAACCAGCAAGATAGCCAACTGCGGTGTTGTTGGAGGCAGTCGTGTTTGCAGCTAACGCTCCCGGCCCGACGGCCACGTTAAATGATCCGGTGGTGTTGGCACGAAGCGCACCGAACACCACGCCGCTGTGGATGCTGCCAAATGCGGTGTTGCCGTTGCCGGTGGTGTTCAGCTCCAGAGCGGTCGAGCCAAAAGCCGAGTTACCAAGACCCGTGCTGTTGTTCTTAAGCGTTGAGTTGCCAAAGGCCGTGACTTCACCAGTGGTGTTGGCGTATGCAGCCAAGTTACCCATGGCCGTGTTGTTACCAGCAGTCGTGTTGCTGTACAGGGCTTGATAGCCGACCGCCGTGTTGCCGTTTCCTGTTGTGTTGAGCAACAGCGATTGGTAACCGATAGCAGTTCCAAATGCGCCGGTAGTGTTGGTCGCCAACGCCGAAACACCAATCGCCGTACCCGCAGCGCCGGTCGTGTTAACCAGCAGCGCGGAACTTCCGATGGCCGTGTTTCCAGAGCCAGACGTGTTCACTCTAAGTGTATTGGTTCCGACTGCGGTGTTGTCACCCGCCGTCGTTACGTCACGCAAAGCCGCGCTACCAAAAGCGGTGTTGAAAGAACCCGTTGTATTCGCCGCCAACGCACTAGCACCCATCGCAGTGTTGGTGGACACAGCACCTGCGCCACGGCCTACGGTGATGCCGTAAACAGTCAGATCGGTGCCGCTGTACAGCAGGTTGGCGGAGTCCACCAAAGCGCCACCAGCGGTGGAATACACCACGCGACCCGATGTGAGGCCAGAATCAGCAAGGTCGGCCACCGTCAAGCGGGTGCCATTGAATGTCATGTTGGCCGAATCAACCAACAGACCAGACGCACCAGCGTAGGTGACACGGCCGGAGGTCAAGCCACTGCTGCGCAACTGGCTGGCGGTCAGGTTCGTGCCATCCCAAGTCAGGCCCGAGGATGCACCAAATACCCCGTTGTTGTTGAACTGCACCTGCGTGTTGGAGCCCGCCACCACGCCGGTACCGCCTGTGCCTGCAAGCACGCGCACGGTCCCGCCGTTGTCCTTGTAGTACAGCTTGCCGTCTGTGATGTTGATGGCCAGCTCGCCGTTGGCCAGGTTGCCAGACGATGGCGCGGCCGAGGCGGTGGTGCTGTAGTACAGCTGGATGGGTGTGTAGCCTGCTTGAGCCATGGTGTTTCCTCTCGAAATTTAGAACGTGCCGCCGGAGATACCCGACCACACAGGTGTGCCTGTGCCAGCCGACGTGAGCACCTGCCCCGCCGTGCCGTTGGCAATAAATGCGGTAGTGCCTGCGGCGGTTTGATATGGGATCTGGGATGCCGCGCCGCCTGCCAGGTTGGTTGCTGTGCCAACGGCCAGCGTGGACTGCGCACGGTTTTCCCAGCGCGAGTCGCCCGAGTCGTAGACGATCACATCGCCGCCAGCCAGCGTGCCAAACTGCACGTTGCCGTCGGTGCCGCCCAGCACAGAGCCAAACGTGGGGCGCACGAACAAGATGCCGTTTGAGACGCCAACGTGCACCACCGCCGCAATCACAGCGATAGCGTTTGGCGTGTCCGGCTTCGTTTTTGTAAGGCCGCCAGCAACCGATGGGTTGTAGTACAACACCTGGCCCTGCGTCCAGGCCTCAGCGCCTCCAGTGGTGTCGATGCCTTTGATCTCGCCAAACTCAAAGACCGTGATCCAGTCGTTTGTGGTCCCAGTCTCAGCGGCCAAGCCAAGGATGTAGTTCGACTGGTCCGGCTGCAACCCTGTGGCTGGTGCCGCTTGCAGGCCACCACTCGCACCCAGGGTTCCGGTGAACATCAGCACCTGGCCCTTGGTGGCCGGGGCGCTGAGCTTGACGCGGTAGTAGGCGGCCTCGCCAACTGGCTGAATGACGCTGCCATTCATCTGGAACATCAGCGTCTGGAACATGCTGTCCGCGCTGTAGTACAGGCGGCCGGTGGCGTCCGTGACCGTGGCGCCGGTGTCGAACTGGATGAAGTCCGGGCTCGAAATGCCGCCCGTCAGTCCAGTCATCGACGTAATGTCGTTGTTGGCCCCCAGAACCGCCGCAGACAGGTTTGCGCGGGCTCCTGCGGCCGTGGTGGCCCCGGTTCCGCCGTTGGCCACAACCAGGGTGCCAGCCAGCGTCACAGCTCCCGTGGTGGCCGTGGCGGGGGTCAGACCCGTGGTGCCGCCGCTCCAGCTGAGCACGCCCGTGTTGGTGATCGTGACCGCAGCCGAGCCGTCGTAGCTTCCGCCACCCAGGCCGGTGCCGATGGTCAGTGGCTGCGGGTTGGCCGCCGTGATCGTGCCAGAGGCGCCCAAGGCAACGGTCACGCCGTTGTAGGTCACCGAGCTGTTGGCCAAGCTGGCGTTTGGCACGTTGGACAGAGACAGGGCGTTTGTGCCGCCCAGGGCGACGCTGGCCGAGCCAGTGATGCCGCCCGAGTAAGTGAAGGCGATCGACGGGAAGCTCAGCGCCGAGTTGGGGATGTTCGTCAGCGTGTTGAGCGACGCATCGATGGTCTTGTTGGTGAGCGCCTGCGTGCCGGTCAGCGTCACGCCGTCCGTGATGCCGTAGCCAGCAATCGTGGTTGGCGTGCCGGTGATGTTGGCCCATGCGGGCGTCACATCGACCGTGCTGGCGCTGGTCACAACGCCCTTGCTGTTGACCACCAGCACTGGAACCTGGGTGCCCGAGCCGTAAGTCGCCGCCACCACGCCGGAGTTGGGCAGGTCGGCGTTGACCATGGTGCGGAACACCGGGTCGGCAGCGCTTCCAGCAGTTGGACCGGCAAAGAACGTGTTTGCGGCCACAGGGGCCAGAATCAGCGTCGAGCCCCAGGTCGGGGCCCCGGTACCGCCGGACACCAGCACCTGGCCACTGACGCCGGCCGTGCCCACATACAGGCCGTCGGCGCCGGACCAGATGACCGCGCCGGGCTGCATTACCAACGACCGACCTGTGCCGCCCTGGTCGATCGGCAAGATGCCGTCGATCTGGGTCTGGTCTGCCAGGTCCACGGCCGGGTGGCGGTGGTCAGAGCGCGAGAGGGTCAGCGCGGTACCAGCGGAGCCGGATCCGGACCCGGCCAGCGGCGTGCCGCCATAGGACGCCGACAGCGTCACGTTTGACGACAGCGCGCCGCCGCCGGTCAGGCCGTTGCCCGCGATCACCTGCCGGGTGTCGGGCACGTAGCCGGAAATCGACAGTGGAACGGTCGTGGCGGCCGTCACGCGGCCTGTGGCGTCCACGGTGAACTGAGGCACGCTCGTGGCGTTGCCGTACACGCCAGGCGTCACGCCCGAGGCCGCAAGCTGCGTGGTGCCGATGCCGCCAGGCGCGACCGACAGGGTCACGTTCGAGGACAACGCCCCGCCGCCTGTAAGCCCCGTGCCAGCAATCACCTGGCGCGAGGTCGGCACGCCGGCCACCTGCAGCAGGTCACCGGCGCGGATTTTGTAGGTCACGCCGTTGTAGACGCCAACCAGCAACGTGTCCTCCGACGCAGGCGTCACCGGAACCGGAAGGTTGGTGATGCTGATCGGAATGAGGTTTGATGGAACTTGCGCCATTTTTTAATCCACAACGTAGAGGAAGCGCTGCCCGTCCTCAGAAACGATGAACTGCGTGCCGTCCTGCGTGATCAGGCCCGAAGGGTTGGTGGTCACGGGAACATCCGGGCGCACAAACGGCAGCACGACCTGGTCCTCTTTGCGCGGGGCCAGGCGGTAGGGGTCGTAATCGTCCGAGTCCTCGTTGCAGACCATGAGCGCCGGGTAATTTGGGTCCGGATTGAGCTCCGCGAGCTTGAACTTGCGCGAGCAACGCGCACAAATGCCGAGACCATACGTCGGGTCGCTGGCATTTGGGACGATGAATTTCCCGCTCATTTGGTGTAGCACCCAATGCCGGGGTTGATGTAGGTCGGCGAGCCGTCGTTGTCGCCGTCCCAGGCAGCCTGGCGAGCGGCGTACCACTTCTGCTCGAGCGCAGCGACCAGATTCGTGTCCACGGACGGGGTTTCTGCACCAACTTTGGCCGACAGCCCGGCCGTGATCGCTTCGAGCCAGCGCTGCGGGACCTCGACGTCCTGCTGCAGGTTCTCGGTGTCCATGATGTGGCGGTGGCGCCAGACGATCAGCTGTTGGTGCTCGGCGGCCGCGTTCGGGCTTGGCCACAGGTTCATGACCGGACGGGGCAAATCGCGCTGGAACCAGTAGGTCAGCGGGCGGCCCAGGAACACCTTGTTGCTCTGCGCCACGTAGGTGTCGCGGTTGAGCGTGCCCATGGGAATTTCCTGCGGCAAAGTGCCCAGGTAAACCTCGCTGAGCAGCATCGGCGAGCTGCTGGTGATGCGAAACAGGCGCTTGGCCATGGCCGGGACAACGTCGGTCCAGGTCCACTCGCCAGCGGTGGCCGCCGTCGTTTGCGTGCCGACCGTGGTCCAGACCAGGCCGTCGTTGGAGGTCTGGAATGTGACCGGAACCGACGCGCCGGTCCACTTCATACCCACGGTGTTGACCGTGCCCACGCCGCCGTCCTGGTCGTTGAAGTCGACCGTGTAGCTGGTTGCCAGCGAAACCGTGGTACCGGTCAGCTCCTGCAGCGTGCGCAGGTTGGCGTTGAGCACTTCCACGGTGCCGTTGGACAGGGTCACAACAGGCTGGCCCTCGTAGAACGGGTAAATCTGGCGCTCGATGCACCAGCTGGGGGTCTTGGTGTTGGCCAGCTCACTGAGCAGCAGGTACAGCGACTCAAGCGCGTAGCTGTGCATTTCGGCCGTGATGGCCTGGGCGGGCAGGCGGCAGCGCCGGAAGGCGTGATCGACGACCTTCAGGGCGTTGAATGTTGTGCTGCTGATGCTGCCGGAAAAGGCCATGCTAACTCCGTGTGTCGTCGTCAGATGGCCGCCGATTCAGCGCGCCCGTGGGGGTTGGGGAATTGTAGATCAAGCGACCAGGGGCGGCAAACAGCCGCCCCGATCTTGATCAACGCTTGGCGGCCTTGCGGCCTTCGGACAAAGCGATGGCAATCGCTTGCTTGGGGTTGGTGACGACCTTGCCGTCCTTGCCAGAGTGCAGGTCGCCGGACTTGAACTCGCCCATGACCTTGCCGACCTTTGCCTGGCTCACCTTGCCGCCGGACTTCATGGCCAGCATCGGCTCACGCGAGGCAACGGGCACCATCTTGCGTGCGGGCGCCTCGACCTTGCGGCTGGTCATGGCTGCCTCGCGGCGCATCGTGGGGGTCATGGCCATTTCGCGCTTGTCCATGGCCTCCATGCGTGGCATCTTGGCCTGGCCACCCTTGGCCAGCTTGAGCGTGGGCAGATTCGGCGCCACGGGCTTGGAGCCCTTGATGCCGGGGTTTTTGTTGCCCTTGATGCCCAGCTTGCTGGTGTCCTTGATCATGGTCTGGCCAACAAAGCCCGGGGCCTGCACCTTGCCGCCCTTGGCCAACTTGGTCAGGGGCTCGCCTTTGTGCATGGCCTTCTCGTGCTTGTGCACGGCTTCCTTGACGATCTTCTTGTCCATGGCCACATCGCTGTGGACCTTGCCGCCCTCGGCATAGCCTTTGCAGGCGCCGCCCTTGGCGTAACCGCCGACCTTGCCACCCATCGAGTACTTGACGGAGCCGTCTTTGCCCTTGGTGCCGAAGTCGAACTCTTTGACGTATTTGCAGCCCATGTTTTTCTCCAGTCAGTCGCGCTCGTGAGTGGGCGCTTTGAGGTTGTCGATCTTGCGCTCAAGGCGGTCAAACCGGTCCATGAGCTGTTGCATATCCGCCCGGAACTCGGTGCGGGTGATGTGATCGCGTGCGATTTCCTCGCGCGTCTTGTTGAGCAAGATACTGATGCGCTGAAGCTCGGCGAATTTCTCTTTCACGACAAATCCAAGCAGGGCGACGATTGCTGTCAGTACGATATTCCAGACCATCATTTCCATGGCGCGAACCTTCCGCGCCTGGATCAGGTGTAAGCAACGTTCACGGTACCAGCGGCCACGACCACCAGGCCGTTGTTGGCTGCAATACCGTGGCTGGCCCAAGTTGCGATTTCACCCTCTGCCATTGTCTTTTTGTAGAGGATGTTGCCGCTGGCCGCAGATGCGTTGTCGTAGACCGTGACGGCGCCCGCGACGATGCAGGTCACCGAGAACAGTCCGGCGGGGGTGGCTTTGATCACAGCAGTCTCGGCTGCAACCGGCTTGTAGCCTAATTTGTCGGTCATCATGAGGTGATCTCCTGGTTTGAATGAAACCCCACCGGTTGGTGGGGTGCGTCATGACGCAGGAGATCAGCTCAGAGCAGCGCCGACGGCGGTCACCCAGGCAGAGCCGGTGCTGATGACAACGCAGTACTCGTCGTTGCCGGCGCCGTTGTCAGAAATGACGTAGGCGGTGCCTGCGGCGACGCTGCTGGCAGCGGGCAGGTTGGCGGTCGTCGTGACGGGGAACAGGAAGCCGGCGTTCGATTTGACGGGGCCGCTGAAAGTGGTTTGAGCCATGATGATTCCTCACATGCGAGTTTTGCGCAGCCGTCTGCATGTCGTCGGCCAGGGCGGGCCGTCTGCTGCGCTGGATTGAAGGTGCCCAGCAAAGCCCCCGCCTTGTGGGCAGGGGCTTCACTTGACGCCTTGGATTAGACGCCAGCGGTACCGAACACGCCGCGCGGGTCGGTCCAGCCCAGAGCGTAACGCTCGGTGGCCTTGTAGCGCATGCTGTCGGTTTCGAAGTCGCCTTCCATGGATTTCTCCAGGCCGCGACGCATCATCAGCTTCAGACCTTCGGGGGCGTCGGTCTGAACCCACCAGGCGGTGGTGCTGGTGATACGAGACAGGTTGGCTTGGCCTTCGGCCAGCAAGCCCATCGACTTCACCGGGTTGATGTCGTTGTCGGCGGTGCCGGTGCGCAGCACAGACTTCAGGAGCACCTCAGCCTGGAACACGTTGGAAGGACCGGAAACGATCTTCTTGGGTGTCAGGCGGATACGCTTGCCGTTGTTGTCCACTGCGTTGCGGATCTGAATCAGGATCTGCTCGAGGGACGTCTGCGACAGGGCGGCAGCGGTGGACAGCTGGTTGCTGAACGTGCCGTTGACGATCGGGTGAGCCGTGGAAACCAGGGACACGCCGTCACCACCGGTGTACGCGCCGTTGAAAGCGCGGTTCAGGATGTTGGCTGCCAGGGTTTCTTTGGTTTCGATCAGGGACTGAGCCAGGTGCTTGGCGTAGGTCTGACCGATACGGATGTGGTCACCGTCCTCGACCAGCACTTTGGTCAGGGCGAAGGCCAAGCCGTACACCTTGTACAGGTAGCGCTGCAGGAACAGCACGCCACCGGACTGGTACGTCACTGCCATGCCGTCGGGCAGCTCAGGAGCTGCACCGAAGCCGTACAGGACGGGCTCTTCGTGGTAGTTGCGCGGGATGCCTTTTTGCTCGCGGAACACTTGTTTCCACTCGTCGGCACGCTGCTCGTACACACCGTCGAACACCTCGTTCAGGATGGGTTCAACAACGGACCGGAAGTCCGTACTGCGCATTGGGGTTGCCATGTTTCAGCCCTCCTTAGATGCTGTTGACTGCTGCTTTGTAGGCGTGTTCGTTGATGCGAACAGTGGCCGTGACATAAGCGTCAGTCAGCGAGTCGTTGATGTTGTATCCGAAACCAGTGATCTGGAACTGGCCAGATGTGGATTGGATGGCGGTGAGGTAGGTGTTGCTCAGGCCCGTTTGGGTCGAGCCACCAGGCGAGGCGACAGTCCAATCGCACTCTTCGCCGACAGCCGTTTGCACGGTGGTACCAGCGGAGGGGTTGTTGTACTGCACATCGAACAGCGTTTCTGGATCGTCGTACACCCAAGCGATGATGTTGGTCGCGGTGACGCCGGAGGGCCAGAAGGGGCTGATGGTGGGGCGGCCAGTGGCGTCGTTGTACTGGCAGCCGGCGAAGATACCCAGGAGGGTAACGCCATCGGTGGTGCCAGAACGGGTGCCGTCAGAGGTGCCCAGTTGAATCACACCAGCGTCGGTCAACTTCACGGGGTCACCCGAGAAAATGTTGGCGGCGTAGGTGCTCGCTACGGTGTAGGCTTTCGGACGCATCTGACCACTGTTGTGGTAAGAGGCGCGGAAGCCAAAAGGTGCGCTAGTCGAGGACATAGTGCGTACTCCTTAAGGGGTTGAATGGACTGAACTGTTCAGGTCAGCTCAAAATGAGCGGACCGTCTTTGCCCAATTTCCGTCATACCGTCACCCGCATCCATGCGTGATCCAGACGCGCGAGCTTGCTGCTCCATGAACTCCGCCGTGTCAGTCAGCTTTTCCTCTTCGCGCATTGGCGCGTCGTGGTGAGCTTCCTGCATGTACTTTTCGTACAAACTCATGGGGAGCTTGAAAGCAAGCATCTCATTGACACCAATGAAGCCTTGCCAGTCACCGGTCTTGAGGGTGACATAGTCCCAGCCAGGCACGTCGCTTGGCTTCAAAGGCTCGTAACCCAGACGCATACGCATGTGGATGGAGTCGCGTGGATTCGCAGTGGTCAGCCAGCAGCAATGCCAGCCGTCGAGTTTTGGTAAGTCCGGAAGTGAGGACTGGTGGAACTGCTGTCGGAACATTTCAACCCGCTCATCATCGGACAGGGCGCGTGATTCTGTTGCCGCGCGATCTACCATCGCACGATTCTCACGGTTGTCACCAGCGGATTTCTTTAAGCGTTCGTCGGACATTTCTCGCTCCTTTCAGCGATTGGGAAAAATTATAGGTTGAATTTGGAAAAACACAACGCGATTTTTTACGCGCGGTTGTTGCGGTCATATTCCGCGTAGCGTTTGACGTACTTCATGCGAAGCACTGGATCATCCCAGACCCCAGCGTCAATCAGCGCCTGCTTGCGCTCGGGGCTGACGTACACCTCAGTGCGGGTTGATGTTGGCGCGTGCTCACGGCCAGAGCCGATAGCAGGTCCGCCGCGTTGTTGGCGAGGCGGTGTGGTTTGCTGGCGCTGGCTGTCCTTGGCACCGCCGGTCGCTTTGAAGCGCTCAGGGATGCGTCGGGCGGCGCGGTCGCGCAGCTCGTCCCAGTACTCCTCGGTGTCAGGGCGGAAGCCTTCACGGTGCAAAGCGCCGTCGATGGCCAGCACGATTGCGCTGTCCTCGTCTTGGCCCTTGGGGTCGTACCACGAGTTTTCCGTGATGAACTCCTTGGCAAAGTGCATGGCCATGTCGTCCAGGCCTTCGTTCTTGGGCTGGTTGGCCTGCTGGCGCTGCACCATGGCCTGCTGCTTGGCAAATGCCAGCTGGTTGGCCTTTTGCATCGCTTGGTCGCGGTAGCGCATGGCCTGCGCCACATCGTCACCGTTTCCAGCTGCAACAGCCTTGGCGATGACGCGCTCGGCCATCTCGGCCTCGTTCTTTGCCTGGGCGATCTGGGTGTCGATCTGCGAGAGGTCAGCCTGGTGCGTGCGATGCTCGACGGTGCCGAGGCGGCGCTCAAGGTCGTCATTGCGCTTGCGCAGGAAGTCCAGCTCCAGCTTGTCGCGCTTGATCGCCTGCTCGCGGCGGTCCTTGCGCTCGAGCTTTTCCAGGCGGCGGCGCTCGCGGATGGCGGCGCGCTCGGCGTCGTTGCCGTCGTCTGCACCGCCGTCTTCGCTGCCGCCAAGTCGGGCGTCGTCTTCGTTGTCGTCGTCGTTGTCCTGGTTTTGGTTGACACCAGGCTTGTCTTCAACGATGACGATTTCCTCGTTGTTGGGACGGTTGTCGTCTGGACGCTCGTCGTCTTCTCTCAGGGTTGGCATTTTGAGCTCCTTGTTTGGTTATTGGCAGGCCTCGCACGAACCTTCGCCGGATGTGGCGCAGGCTTTGCCGAGGGGGAAGTCTTCGTCGAGAGCGGCTTGGGCGGCCAGCTTGCTGCGCAGCTCGTAGCCCATCAGGGGCCAGATTTTCTGCACGGCGTTGGCGCGGGCAACCTTACGGCCGATCTCAGCGTCGAAGTTCTCAGGACTGGCGCAGGCCGACTCGCCGGTGACGGTGAAGCCGTTACGCAGCACCAGCACGCAAAATGTGAGAAGGCGGAGCGATTCAGGAAGGAGAAAATTCTCCATCGGCTTTCCTTCGTTAACCCGACAAGCCCATGCACCTTCGCCAGCCGTGAAGTAGTGCTCGCTGGCGATGTTGGCCTCAATGTCCGCAGGCGTGATGCGCGCGGCCGTCTTGCCTTTGGCTTGGATTTCCTGTTCGATTTGTGCGTCGGTGCTCATTCCACTACCCTCCAGTCTTCACAAAGCATGTCGGTCTGGCTTGCGAGCCAACCCATCAGGATTGCCACACGCCCTTGAGCGTTGGTCGTCTTCATGGTGATGCTGGGCAGCACAATCGCTGTGCCGCCGTTGTCGCGGGCAAACTGCGCGTTGTGGGGTGACCAGAAGTTTTCAGCGGGCACTTCGCGCTCACCGTCGCAGGACAGCGACAGCCACATCCCCTTGCCATTCCAGCCAGCCCGGGCGACCTTTTGGCCAGCTTTGAGGGCTTCGAGCGCCTGGCCAAACGTCATGCCGTCGCACGGACGGTAGGCCCGGTCAAAAACGTCAGCGGGCGACCAGCTCACATAGCCGGCGTAATGGTCGGTGTTGCCCTTGCCGCCGTCAACGTACTCGACCAGGTAGCCGGCGTCGTCGGGGTTCTCGTCAGCCGGAACGGTCCAGCCACGGAAGGCGTTGTACTCAGCCCGGGTCATGGGCTTGGCGTTGATCAGTTTGGTGCCGATGTAGCGTTGCATGTCGGCCCCTCAGATGAACGCACGAATGGCCAGCGGGTCGCCGGTCACTTGGCCGATGATGTCCAGATCGTTGAAGATCACGAACAGCGCGGTCTCGCCGTTTGGCAGGGGGACTTCCCAGCGGTCGCCGCCGTACTTGGCCACGCGCACGAAGTCGCCCGGCTTGCACCAGCTGCCCTCGGGCCAGGAGTCCATGGTGTTTCGGTTCTTGAAAGCCAACGCGCCGACGCTGATCACCTTAGCCACCTGCGTGTTCCACTTCTCAGTGTCACGCGAGCCGTTGTCGATGATGATGCCGGAGGCGGTTTTGGTCTTGGGGCTGCGGATTTGCACCAGGACACGGCTTCCAAAAGGGGTGATGCCTGGGTCGGCATCCGGAAAAGCCTCGATCAATGCTTCGCTCATGCTCTGCTCCTTTCAGCAGTTGTTGTCGGCGGCCACAGCGGCCACCCTCAAAAAATCGTCACAGACCCGTGCAAATCACAGGTCTCGGTCGCCGTGGCGCTCGTCGTCCAGAAGGTCGAGCAGGGCTCGGATGGCTGCTTCGTATCCTGCAACCATGCCCACTCGGTATCCGTACTCGAAAGCGTCGCGATCGACCGGGCGCTTGAGAGCCTCAAGCGCAAAAGCCTGCTGGTCAGCTTTGAGCTTTCCGAGCAGGCGGTCCTCGACTGCCATCAGCAGGGCGTCTTTGGCATCGAGGGTGCGGCCGGCAGGGTCTGGCCGGTCACGGGCTGGCCAGCGGCCATGCGGTGGTGTTGCTTGACCAGCGCGCCGGTCATTGGCACTGTGCCTTGGGTGGGTTTGTCGCTCATGGTGTGCTCCTTATGAAAATTAACGTGTGCCTGGGTTGATGCCGGTACCGGTGCTGACAGCCACCTTCTCGCCGGATGCGATTTCGGCAGCGGCCAGGCGCATGGCCGTGGCGTTGTCCGCGTCGTTCATCGTCAGCTTAGCGTCGATCTCTGCCGCTGTGCGCTCGTTTTCCGAGGCCTGGCGCAGTTGCTCGCGCTGCAGGTCTTCGGCACGCGACTGCTGCTTGTCGGCCAGGGCCAGCTGATCGGATTGCTGCTTTTGTACCAGCTTGGCTTGCTCGATCTGCTGGCGCTGTGCGTCGGACTGAGCGCGCTGATTTAAAGCCAGCTGCTGCACCTGCGCGTTGAGCTGGGCAATCTCCATGCTCTTGTCCTGCGGCATCTGCGGCGGCTGCGGTGCAAACTGCTGCGCCATCTCGTCGATCTTGGCCAGGTCCTGCGCAAAGTTGGCCAGCTGTTGCTCGATGATCTGCTGGACCTTCAAGATCACGCGCACTTGCTGCTCGGCGTCGCTGCTGATCAGCTTCTCGCGCTCGGCGCGCTGCACGGCCTCGTGGGCTTGCGTGAGGTAAAAGTTCAACAGGTGGTCACGCAGGTGCTGCGCCATCGGGTAAATGTACGTCTTGATGATCGCCGGGTTCATGCCAAAGATCGGCGACTTCAGGAAAGCCAAGTGCGTCTGAATGTGCGCCACGTGGTCCTGCTTGGGCAGCACGTAAATCGGGCGGCCCATCGAGGCGGCCACGTTCTCACTCACCGGGTCAACGTCGTCCTGGCCAGGCTCGGGCTGCAGCACGTCGTCTGGGCTGAGCTTCAAGTTGCGCAGGAACATTTCCTCGACCTTGCGCAGGTCGTACATCTGCGGCATGGCCGCCGCGCGCTGCTGCACGGCCTGCACCTGAGCGAAGCGCTGAGCCTCGCTGAAGATGGCGGGGTCGCTCACAGGCACAACGTCCATCGGGCCGTCGAAGTCTTCTGGCTTGACGTCCAGGCCGTTTTCCATGGCCTCGATGTCTTCCTCGGTCAGGTACGCGCTGTTGATCCGGTGCAGGATCTGGAACACGCGGGCCATCGAGTTGTGCAGGCGCGAGTGGATGGAGCTGAACACCACCATGCCCTGCTCGATCAGCGCCAGCGTGGTGCCGACAGGAGCGTTGGGGTTTTGGTCGGCGAGCTTCTCGAACGAGGTCTGCACCACGCCCTTTCCGGCGTCCACCAGGAAGCCGAGCAGCTGGAACAGCGTGGGCGATGGGCCGTTGAACGGCAGCGCCATGGCCAGCTTGCGAATGTCGTCGACGAGAGCGCCGCCCTCGATCTCGACCACCTCGGTTGGCTGCACGTTGATCGTTTGGCCACCAGGCCCGCCCTTGAGCTTCAAGAGCGTCGGGATGTTTTGGATGTGAGCCGAGTCCAGCAACGCACGCAGCGCGCCGGTGGCTGCGCCCGACAGGCCGCCGATCATGTGGGTCAGGCCGATCGGGTAAGCGCCGCGCCATGGCACGAACGGGAACTCGACAATCCAGTCCAGCTCCTTGCGGCGCTTGTCCTCTGGCTCCCAGTTGCGGTACAGGCCAAGAGCCATGCGCGTGGACTTGTCGATGCTGATGATGTACGGCTCCATGCCGTCACCGAAGTCCAGGTGGGTGTAAATCTCGAAGATGGTCCGCAGGCCGTCCTCGTTGTAGCTGGTGTCCTCGCGGCCTTCGATCTTGTCGTTGGCGATCGTGGCCTTGCTGAACTCGATCTGGTCGGGCGAGCCAATGTCAACCTCGGCGTACATGCCCGCCTTCATACGGCGGTTGAACTCGGCCTTGGTGACGTACTGAACGTGCGTCTTGCGCTCAGCGGAGTAGAAGTTGGTGGCCGCAAACGGCAGGTAAATGTCGTCGATGGCGATGAACTCAGCCGTCGGGCGATTCCACTGCGGGGACCACATGAGCTTCAAGTACTGGCCGCCGCCCAGGGGCAGCTGCGTCGAGAGTTGCTCGAGCTCGCCGCGCAGCTCAGGCATCTGCTGCGTGGTCTGCCAGTTCATGAACTCGGCCTTGCGGCGCGCTTTTTCCAGCTTCTCGGGCTCGACCTCGCCCAGAATTTTGGACTTGACCGGGCCGGAAGGCGGGAACACCTCCTTCATGAAGCGGGCGCTGAAGTCGACGCAGGCCTCGACCAGCATCGGGTGCACAACCTTGTTGGCGCCTGAGAATTGAGCGCCGCCCGGGGCATCGTCGCCCAGGCCGGTGCGGCGCAGGCCTTCCTCGTAGAGCTTGTCGCGCTTGGAGCGGGCGTCCTTGTCGCGCTCGATCTTGTCGAGCAGGTCGACCACGGCGTCGCTGAGCATGCTGCGATCGACCTCGTCGACGATGTTGGCGAAGTGGGCTTTCTTGTCGGCCACGTCGCGCTCGTTGGTCATCCGAATGACGGCGCCGCCGTCCTCGGTGTCCTCGACCTCCAGGTCCTCGTCAGGCAGGGAGACGGACTCGCCGCGCTGATCGTCCTCGCTGGGGTTTTCGTCTTCGCCGTTGTTCAGAAGTTCGTCAGCCATGTCTGTCAGCCTGCATTAAGGGCGTGGAGCTCGCCCACGATGGTGTCGATTCTAGCCGGGTCGAAGTCAAGTGTGGGGGAATTTGCACCACCGACCAGGCCGCCTTCGGCGAAGCCTTCCGCGTTTTTGCGCACGATGTCCTTGTACTCGTCCTCAGTGACGAACCGCTGGCCACCACGCATCTCTGCTGGGACGCCCATTTGCTGCAGGTCGACAAGGCCGGTGTTTTTCAGGTCGCCGACGTTGCTCCAGTTCTGGCTGCGCACAAAGTCTTGCACGGCCGGCAAGTACTCGGGGTTGGGTGCGCGGTTGGCCTTGCCTTTGATCTGGACGATGTCTTGGCGCATAAAGTCGCCACTACCCATGATTTCAGCAACCCGGTTAAAAGTCTCCATTCCTTTTTCTGGCAGACCTTCGCTTATGGCCATTTTGATTGCCTCCTCGGATGTGATGTTTCGAGGCGCAACTTCAATCGTCACGTGAGGCTGGCCCTTCTTGTCGCGCAGGCTGAAAATCTTGGACCGGCCCTCGACCACGTCCGGGCAGTAGCCGCCGACGCAGTGGCCCATGGTCTCGCCCTCGTATTTCAGCGCGTCCTCCAGGGCTTTGTAGGACTCGTCCATCTCGACCTTCTTTTTGCGGTTGAAGTCGGTCATCATGTCGCGCACAAAATCGTCAAACGCTTGCGTGCCCTCATCAAGACCCTCGTCAAATGCCATGTCCTCGGCAACTTCGCGCATCTGACGCTGGTCCATGTCCGGCGGCAAATCCATCTCGGATTTCTCGACGCTGATCTTGCGGCCTGTTTCTTTGGGCGCGCGCAGCTCAACCCACTTGAAGCCCTGCTCGGGGTACTCCTTGACTACCTGCGTTGCCGGGCCCATGGCACGGGCCATGTCGGCCTCAGCCTTTTGCGCCGCGCGCCACTCGTTGATCTTGGCCACGCGCTCGACGGCCTGGGGCACGGTGACTTTCTCCAGGTCCTGGTACTTCAGGCGCAGGTTTGCAGGAAGTCCCGAATCGGGATTAACGGCGTTGCGAAGCTCGTCGGCAAGGTGGCGGAAGCCCAAGTCGTCGCCAGCTCCGCTCAGCATTTCGTAGACACGTGTCTCTGGCGGGACTTTGAGTAGCCAGGGGTTTTCCTCAACGGCTTTCGGGTAATAGCCGCTTGTCATGTCGGATGCGAGCAGCTTGTTGACAAATGTGTCGGCACGGCCTTCCCAGCTCTTGGCCAGCGGTGATGTGGCCATACCTTCTTCTGGAAAACCAGCTGAAAGTCGAGGAACAACAAGGCTGTAGCCGGTTGGGGTTGGCTCGTAATGCATCACACCTCGCTCAGCCAAAGCCCGCAGCGGGTCTTCTGGCGTGGCCATCTCGTTGCGCATGTACTTGCCCAGCTTGGACTCAAGCCAGCGGTTCATGGCCACTTCAGGCTCAAGACGCGCACGCTCTCTTGCAAAAACAGCAGGGTCCATTGCGACACCAGCCTCGACGTTTTGCGCGTAAGCCGCATCAAGGTCACGCAGTCGACTGGCTGGGTCCTGGCCAATAACTCGCGTCTTCATCGGCTCAATCGAACGCTCCACGCTCCCCGCCAGCCAGTTGCCGCCCTTGGGTTTCACCACGTTCACGGCAGGCTGCCCAGCGGCCATAGCGAAGTCCCGCCCAGCACGCGAGACAGCCGACGGCAACGCGGCGACCGCACGCAGCGGTGCACCGGGTCCGGTGTAGAAGCCGCCGCCAAGCTGGCCGGCGGTGGTGAACGCTTTACCTGTTGGCGTCTGGTTCAGCTCGGGCATCGGCAGGCGCTTTTCCACGTCCTCGGATGTGGGCAGCACCGTGCGCTCAGACAGGCCGGGGAGCATGCGGATCAGCGACTCAATGTCGCCTGGCGCACCCAGCACGCCGGAGACCATGCCACGCAGCGCGGACAGGGGCGCATCGGCCGCAGCGCGGCGGTCTTGCTGAGACTCGGGGCGGCGGCCAGCGGAGCGGTAGCCAATGAATGGGCGGTTCAGCTCGTCGGCGCTCACCTCGCCACCCTTGGCCTTGTTCACCCAGGGACGCCCCTCGGTTCGAGTGGTGGCCGGGCGCTCGGCGGCAGACTGGATCAAGTCCTCAAGCTCACGCTGCGACTTCGCACGCCGCGCCAGCTCAATGCCCAGCGCGTTGTTGTGCATGTCCTGCTCGTAGTCGGGCGGCATCTGGCCGCGACCGATCAGCGTCATCAAAGCGCGCAACGGAGACGTGGAGTACTCGTGCGCCTTGCCAGCCAGGTCAGCAACCGTCGGGCCGTACTTTCGAGCCATGGTGCCAGCGGCCAGCATGTGGCGCGCGGCGTCTTGTTGATCATCTTGGCCCATTTGCCCCGGGTACATCTCGCGAGCAATTGCGCGGGAGTAAGGCGAGACGGAAAGAAGGGATGGGGTATTGGGCATGATTTCACCACTTAGTTTTGTCTTTTCCAGTAGCCTCTCGGCATCCTGTTTTCGGTTTGTTGAGCAACTGTCGCCCATCTTACGTTCCCGGGCTCGTAATGTCCAAGCGGATCAATCCTGTCAAGTGTTTGGTCCTCGGGTCGAACACCTATGCAATCGATCAATTCTTGGAGCGAACTGAATCTGAACTCGACTTTTGCGTAGCACGCGTGATGCTTTGCGCCCATCTTGCAGCGCTGTTTTGCCTTGTAGTAACTGGTTTGAGTTCTTGCGAGCACAGGGTCGTTTTTGACGCCAGTGCCCTTGCGAGGATGGTCGCGTCCGTCAAATCGATGGCGGTTATGGCATGGCTTGCAGATTAAGGGTTTACCTTCTCGCTGCAGTCTTGCCAAGACGTCGGATCGAACCATTCGCTTCTCACCACAGTTTGGACACTGGGCCTCATATTTCAAAAGTTGATTTGGCATGCGTTGCTCCTTTGTGAGCATTATGCCACCATTTGGTATTGTTTACCACTTCACGCGGTTACTCCAGTACGCCGCGCTCGACGGACCCTTGGCAATGTTCTTGGCGTGACGGGCTTTGAAGGAGTCGCGCTTGGCGGTGGTGGCCGCTGACTCGCCCGACTTTGGCTTTCCCGCTGTCTTGGCCCCCTGCTCACCGAAGCGGATCACCTTCTCGGTGCCGTCGTAGCAGGCTTTGACCACATGCGACTTCTTGGGGTGGTCCGGCGTGCGCTTAGGCTGGTTGCACGCCATGTCGGCTTTTTTGACAGGCTTGGTCATTTGGACTTCCTTGCGGCGCGCATGTTGTCGACCAGGTTGGGGTACGGGCGTCCGGCCTTTTCGGCTGCGCGCTTGGCGCTGGACTTCGCACTGGATGACAGCGCCTTGGGAGCGCCCAGGGAGCTGGGACGCTTCTTGTCCCAGACTGGCTTTGGTGGTTTAGACGGCATACGGGTTGACCCTTCCTTCACGATGACGGGGCCTGTCTTCGTCAACGTCGCGTGCTTGTGGCAGCTCGAACCAACCGTCGTTCTTCAGGTAGATGACCGCCTGCGTGAAGGTGTCCACGTAGTCGTCATGTTCCGCGACGGGGAACTTCGCCACTTGGTTCAGGAACGGCTGGGCCCAGCTCACAGGCTGGCCGGGGTTCTTGGCAGACTCCGGGATCCACAGCAGTCCAAGCTCCAACGTCGGCGCGGTCTGGTGCGCCCTCGACACCTTATCCGCTTGACCGGGATTGTAGCCAACGGCCGGGACCTTGGCCAGACGCAAGTCCTGCAGTAGCGATTGGCCGCTGGCCTTGGCCTCAACCAGGATGCGGTCGGGCCGCCTGCCCTTGGTGGGCATACCCGCCTTGGCCGACTTGTCCGCGCCGTACTCGCTGGTCCAGTCCCGGATGACCTTGGCTCGCAGGTCGGGGTAGCCCAAGTGCTCGTCCCAGGCATCGAGCAGCATGGCGTTGCGCAATCCACGGTGCGTGAACACGCCCCAGACCGAGCAGGCAGTTGGGTCGCCTGTGGTCCGCTCGGTGAAAGCGCAGTCGTAGCTTTGCAGGATGTACTCGAAGGGCGGCAGGCGCTGGGCCATCGGCCAGAGCTGGAAGCAGTCGGTCTTCAAGATGCCGCCCTCGACCGGCGATGGGTCCTGCTGGAGCTGGCCCGATGCACCGTAGGTGCCCAGCAGTTGCTTGAGCTTGGTGATCTCGGCCTCGCCGAAGCGGTCCGGGCAGATCAGCTCGCCCTTGGTGCGCCGTGGGTCGTAGGGCCCCAGCACCGTGCGCCTGGACTTACCGTCCCACTCAGCCGGGATGCAGATGTGCTCCCAGCCGCCAATGTCGTTGATGATGTGGCCGCTGATGTCCTTCTCGTGCAGTCGCTGCATGACCGTGACCATGGCGTCGGTCTTGGGGTTGTTCAGCCGGGTGGACCAGACCATGTCGAACCACTCAAGCGCGGTCTCGCGCATGGTCTCGGACTGAGCGTCCTGCGCGCCGTGCGGGTCGTCCAAGATCAGGCGCGAGCCACCCTCACCCGTGGCGGTACCGCCCACCGAGGTGGCCAGGCGGTAGCCGGTCTTGTTGTTCTCGAAGCGCTGCTTGGCGTTTTGATCGCCTGAGAGCTGGAACATGTGCCCCCAGCGCTCTTGGTACCAGGGCGACTGGATCAGGCGGCGGGCCTTCAAGTTGTCCCGGATGGACAGCGTGCCCGAGTAGGACGCGGCAAGGAACTTCTGCTCGGGGGACGTGAGCCACTCCCAAGCGCACCAGGCCACCGAGACGATGGTGGACTTGGAGTGGCGCGGCGGGATGTTGATCAGCAGCCGCGTAATGTCGCCGGAGCTGACCGCCTCCAGGTGCTCGCAGATGGCCTCGATGTGCCAGCTCGGCACAAACGGCACGCCCGGCTCCATGACGTGCCAGGCCTGCTGCACGAACTCGTACAGGCTGGCGCTGGCCTTGCGCCGGGCTTGCTCCCGGGCGATCAGGTCCAGCATAACGGCGGGGGAGACGGCGGCGCTCATTGGACGCGAATCTCCCCGCGCTCGAGCTTGTCGCGCTGGTCCATGGCGTTGTGGATGGCGACGTCGTCGTAATCCTCGTGCAAGCCTGGGCGGCACCAGCAGGCCATGGTCAGCTCGTGCTCTTTGAAGTCGCCGAGCGGGACGATGTGGCAAAGCACCGCCTCATCGCCTGGGTGAACCGCCGAGGCAGTCATGCGGCGTTGATCGCCTCTTGCAGCAAACGCACGGCGTCAAGTTGCGCGTTTACAACGGTTGAGTTGGCGTGGCCCGTCTCGCTCATGGCCTGGCCTTGCGCTTGGCACTGGTTGCCGAAGGTGTCCAGCAGCGCCAGGATGCGGGCGCGCTCAAAAGCGATCATGTCCTCGCCGTGCTGGCGCACCAAGTCCTCGGGGTAGAGGGCTTGAAATCGGCCGTCGTGGTCGAGCAGCGCGGGCAGGGGGGACTCGGGAAGGGTAGGTTTGTTCATTGTGGGGTCTCGGTTGTGTTTTCGGTTGGAAGGCCCATGGCCAGAAAATCGGCGTACTGCGAGGCGGTGAGGCCACCGGACTCGGCCTCGTCGCGCATCCAGCCAATGATGCGCCGGCGCTCTGCAACGGCCGCGTCCAAGGCGGACTGCTCGATGGCCGCTTCGATGCGGGGTGCGATCTGGGCCATGGCCGCTTGCACCTGCTGCTTGCCGTAGGCCTCAAGCAAGACCTGCCCAGCGGCGTCGCCCTCGCAGGCGCGGATCTTCATCGTGGTGAAGAACGGGTCCATTGGTTCGTTGGCGCTCATTCCTCGCCCCCCTTCGCCTTCATCAGCAGCGCCTGCATCTGCGCCAGCTCGGTGTCGTTGAGGCCCTTCAAGTCCACGCTGGACAGGGCGATCGCGCCGCCGTCCTTGCCGGTGTGCTCGACCTTTTGCGTCTCGGACCACTTCATTTGGGTCTTGGACCACCAGATCATGGCCGTGGTGTCGCCGCCCGTGGCCTTCTGGAACAGGGTGCGGCCGACCTGGCTGTTGGCCTTGGCCTTGCCTGAGACCAGCTCTTCGGCGAAGTGCGCGGTCAGGGTGTCCACGCTGATGCCCTTGCGCACCAGTACGGCGATCTGGTCCAGTGGCAGGCCGTAGCCCGAGAGGGCTTCTACCTGCTTTCGCTCGGTTTCTGTGGGTTCGAATGGGTTACGCCCAGCCCCTGGCTGTGCTCCACCGTTGTTTTTTCTGCCGTCTGGCTTTTTTACAACGGGTTTTTCGATTTTTTTAGTCATGAATCTCTCCTTTTACGTCAGTGATTCGGTGGGTTTTGGTCATCAATCGGCCTTTTTGCCCGCCTTGGGCTTGTCGGCCTTGCCAATTTCGCTGCCAATCAGCGAGTTGGGGCTGCGCTCGCCCATCACCTCGGTGAAGGACCGTCCGTCCGACTCCAGGTGCGCGTGCTTGCCGGTGAACGCCTGCCAGCGCGTGACGATCACGTCGCAGTATTTTGGGTCCAACTCCATCAACCGTGCAATGCGGCCGTTCTTCTCGGCAGCGATCAGGGTGGTGCCGGAGCCGCCGAAGCTGTCGAGGACTTGGTCGCCGCCCTTGGTGTTGTTCAGGAGTTGGTACTCGAAAAGCGCCACGGGCTTCATGGTTGGATGCTCGCCGTTGCGGGTGGGTTTGTCAAACTCGAGGATGGTGGTCTGCTTGCGGTCGGCAGCCCAGAGGTGGCCTGCGCCGTCTTTCCAGCCGTAGAGGCAAGGCTCGTGCTTCCAGTGGTAGTCCTGGCGGCCCATGACAAGGGAGGACTTTTTCCAGATCAAACACTGGCGAACGGTCCAGCCTGCGTCTTTGGCTGCGCCTCGGAAGTTGTAGCCCTCGCTGTCGGCGTGCCAGATGTAGAAAACGGCACCGGCCTTCATGACCGAGTCGGCGGCGGTGTAGGCGTCGCGCAGGAACTGGCGGAACTGGTCGTCGCCCATCTCGTCGTTTTTGATGGTGAGCTTCTCTTTGGTGCCGCCCTCGTAGGCCACGTTGTAAGGCGGGTCGGTCAGCCACATGTCGACCATCTGGTTTTGGCAGAGCTTGGCCAAGTCGTCCATGCTGGTGCTGTCGCCGCAAAGAAGTCGGTGGTTTCCCATGACCCAAACGTCGCCTTGGACGGTGACCGGGTTGGCTGGAGCCTCTGGCGCGTCGTCGGGGTCTGTGAGGCCCTCTTCCAGCTCCAGTGGCATGAGGGCGTCGATCTCTTCTTCGCTGAAGCCGGTGAGCTCCACGTCGAAGCCTTGGGCGATCAGGTCCTTGAACTCCAGCGCCAGCATCTCGTTGTCCCAGCCGGCGTTGAGCGCAAGTTTGTTGTCGGCCACGATATATGCGCGCTTCTTGGCGTCGGACCAGCCCTTGGCGACCATGACCGGGACCGTGGTGATTTTGAGGCGCTGTGCGGCCATCGTGCGGCCGTGTCCGGCAATGATGCCGCCGGTCTCATCGACCAGGATTGGCGTGGTCCAACCCCACTCTTTGATCGAGGCCGCGATCTGTCCGATTTGCTCATCCGAGTGCGTGCGGCTGTTGCGTGCGTAGGGGATAAGTTTCTCGATGTTCCAGTGCTCGATTTTGTCGGCGGGGTTTCCGGTGATGTTTTCGGCTGTGATTTCCGGGGTTGATTTTGTCATGGGGTGCCTTGGGTGGTGGTGGGGATTATGCAACGCGCCAGCAGCGTGCGCCGTCGGCCTCTGTTGCGCATGTGAATTTTTTGCCGGTCTTGTTGGCGTGCCATTGGGTGGCGTTGCTTAGGCCCCTTGCGGTTATGCCAGGCGCAAAGAACGAGTCGCCAACTTCCATTTGCGGGAAGGGGTACTTGGGCTTTGCGCCGGAGCCGATGTGCTTGGGGGTGGGAACGTCTTTTTCGATGGTGAACATAATCAATCCTTGTTTTGAACTTGGGCCTTTATTGTGACGCAAATCAACCAAAGCTCAAAATCAATCCAGACTGAAACGGTCGGGCATAAAAACCGCTGGCACAACCTGGCACCGGTGGAACAGGCTGAAACGCTACCTTGCTCCTAACATTCCTTGCGCGTGATGTGTGTGCGCACATTATGATCATAGGCGTTTTAACCTGTGCATGGTTGTGCCAAAGTGAAAAACCTCAATGAATTCAAAGGGTTGCACGGGTTTTTTGGGGTTAAAAAAAGGTGTGCCAGCTTGCACCGGCACACCTTCAAGTTGTGCCAAAGCGGCAAATTTAGAAAGGGCTCGCATCTGATTCCCAGTCGTGGCGCATCCGAATGCCGGTGTAAAGGTTCAAACGTGTGCCAGAAGCGTCGTTGGCACCGGATGGTTTCGCCTCCGATGTTGTGCCAAAAGCTCGTGGTTGGCTGCGTTTGATGCCCGGGAAAGCGGCCGAAAGCTGGCGGCCAAACGACACTTTGGTGCCCGCGTGGTCCCGGCCCTGAGCCTCGCACCAGGTCTTCCAGGCTTTGAACAACTCGTCCCGGTCGGCCTGCGCGTGCTCGCTGATGACGCAGTGCTCTTGCACAAAGGCGCGGATCGGGCTGGTCTGATCGACCAGGTCGGCGGCCAGCTCGTCGGCTGAATGGGGGCGTTGGAAGTAGCCGCGCTCGTTCAATCTGGCCAAGCCGTCCAGTGCCCAGATGACGATGCCGGGCAGCTCTTTGAGCAGGCGGGCGGTCAGGCCATGGTCCTCTTTGCCCAGGAAGCTGGTGTTGAATTTGAAGGGCATGAAGCGGTTGGCCAGCGCCGATGAGGCGTCCGAGAAGGCGGGCAGCTCGTTGGAGGCCAGCACGAAGCGGGTGGGCATCTTGCCGGACCACGCGGTCATGTTCTTGCGGTCGATGGTGATGGCGTCCTCGCCGGAGATGCGCAGCAAGTTCTCGACGATGGGCTGCTGGTCAGCGCGGCCGGAAAGGCGGGCGTCCGAGATCATGGCCAGGCGCTTGCCGATCAGGGGCTGCAGGCCGAACTGCGTGCCCAGGGACGCCAGGCTGGGGCTGACCCGGTTGGCGTAGCCGACCAGGGCCTCAAGGATGCGCAGGATGGTGCCCTTGCCGCAGCGCGGTGGGCCGATCAGCATGAACATCTTTTGTTGACTGGTGTCATCGGTCAGCAGGTATCCAAACATCTCGGCCAGCGTGGAGATCGACTCGGGGTCGTCGGGCCAGAGGCTTTTGAGGAATTTGATCCACTCGGCGGGCTCGGGGGCATCCGGTGTGTAGTCGAAGTCCAGGGCAGAAGTGACGAACAGCCGGTCGGTGGACGGGCTGAGCGTGCGGGTCGGGTGGTGCAAGAAGCCGTTTTTGAAGGCCACGATTTGGTGGGCCTCCACATCGTCCGGGCGCTGCTCGATCCAGACTTGGGGCTCGGGCAGGTCGGCATAGCAGACCGCGCGCAGGGCGTGGGCCACGTCGTTGACCGTGCTGGACTTGGGGTTGAAGGCCACCACCTCGGACGCGCCGGTCTTGGGGTGGACCTTGAGCGTCACGCACTTGGCCATGAAGTGGTAGAGGCGCTGGTCAATGTAGACGCGGTCCCGGGTGACGTAGCGCGTGGCGTCCCAGCTGTAGAACTCGCCGCGCCAGTGGATGATGCGGCCGCGCTCGGGCAGCGTGTCGTGGAACAGCTCGGCTGTTTTCATAGGCGAGCTGGAGAAGATCATCCGCTCGTCGTCTGCGTCCGGTGGGTTGGGTGGCTCCGGCGGCTCGTCGGGCGGAATGTCGTCCCAGGGTGGCTCGAAGTCTGGCGGCTCGGGTGGGGG